AACATCACCATCATCAATGCCGCTATTGTCAAAGCGCTTTAACACTTCGCTGATCTGCGTGAGGTCACCGCCCATCTCGGTCGTGCGTGCTACGTGGGATCGCACAGCTAGCCCGGCAGCACCCTCGGCAATGCCCGCTTCTATTCTGGGTGCAAGGTGACCAGCCAGCGCCAGCGCATTGCGGAGTTCGTCGGTCGTACCGTTTTCGCTGGCATCGCGCAGCGTGCTAATCAGATTGAACTTAACCCATTCGGCTTGAACTACTTCTTTCTTGTTGAACGCTTGCCCCGGCTTGACCTTCATCAGCTCCAGCAGCGTGGCGTCCATGCCAAGCTCCTGCACGTCGGCGATCAATTCCTTGATGGTCTTCTTTTCAACGACGCCGCCAAATTTGTCGTCGAATGTTTGGTATAGGGCGGTGAGATAATCCTTACTGACCTCATCCATCAAATCTTTGTTTTCAAGATTGGGGCGTATGATTTCCTTTAGATCAGTGTTGCGCGTGCCGAGTAGCCGCTTGAAGCTATCGACATCTTCTTGGCGCGGAGTGTCGATGACAAGCGTGGACCCCATGTTGCCGGGCTCCACTCGCACCATCGATGACAAGTCTTCCGGTTCCGCTTCCGGCAGCGGGGCGGCATCATCACTTAAAAATTCTTTCTTTGCAGCTTTAAATATATCCCGCACCGGGCCAGCAACTTGGATTTCCTCCGGGGCTGGCTCTTCAATAAAGCCTAGCTCTTCTTGTACGGCCTCTTGCGGGATCGCGTCCGGGGCGACAAGCGGCGGCTCTGCCTCGGCTGGCATTAGCGGATCAGCGGCGGGCATCATCGTATCAGTTGCCATTTTGATCCCTCTCAACTTGTGACAATGCAACCGCACCGCCGACCGCAAACGTGGGTATGCCTTTGGACATTATACTATCGCGCATTTTCTTTGTGACGGGCAGGGTCCATACCTTTTCACCACCTTCTAATTTTGTCGCGGGTTTCGGAATGTTTAATAAATTAAGTTCCTCATCCGACAGCAATAGTGCATCGTCAATAATTGATAATCGATCCTCACCCGACAAGTTCTCCCACACTTTGCCACGTTTCTCTGCCAAAGCCTTTGCGACGTCTACCATGTTTTCGTCGCTTACACGCGGCACTATTGATTCCGCAAATTTTGTTTCTGTATTTATTCCCGACACCCCAACCTTCGCGCCAAATTTCTTGCCCCACTTCGCCGCGTAGGTCTTTAGCATTTGGTCGTAGAATCCCTTCATGCCTTCGCCGCCGACTTGCAGATCGATACCTTTAAGCAAATAGCGGAAGTCGGTTGCTCTCTCTCTTCCTAGTAATTTTTTACCTTCGCCACTCACAATTTTATCGGCAATTTCCTTCCCAACATAATTCGCCAAATCAGATGCCTCGAAAATTCCATCATTCGGTAAAGTTACTTCAGCTAAATCGCTATCTGTAATTTCAATTTTATACTGCCCGTTTTCTAGTGGTGTGTATTCTAGTGCGTCAACTTGCTTGCTTAGATTATACCGCTCGGCTTGCATCTTGCCCGGTGTCCACGCGATAGCGTCGTAGCCCTCTTCCGCTGCCATGCGAGCCACGCGGCGGAATGACATCTCATGCCACGTCTTTTTCAATGGAGCGTCTGGGACGCCATCCTTTAACCTAGCAAGGTCTGCAACAATTTCGCTACGCCTATCCGAAAGTATTTCGATATCGTGCCCGATGTTTGGATATGGCAGTTGAGAACGATCACCACCGGAATTTACATAATCGAAGTTTGCCCTTGATTTTGGTGCCAGCTCATCGAGTTGGTTTTCAACAGAAATTAATTGTTCATCAAGTTTAGAGGGCGCTGGTTGATACCCCTTATCGCGCCCCTTCTGATGCCAGTCGCTTTGTATCTCTTCGATAAACAAGATGCGCTCACCGTTGGGACCGGTGCGGTCGTTGAGGCGCATGTGAGCTAGGACGTTGGACTCTTCAAAGTGACCGCCCGTAAATTTATTTTTACGCGCATCCTTTGCGGCATCTGCTAATCGATAAAATTCAGCAACCTCATCCGGATCATTAAGTTTTCCGTCGAAATCTTTCCGTTGCAATTCAAGATACCGTTCACCGTCATAGGCCCGCGTTTCGGGCAGCGTTAGCAGCACCTCTCGATAGTTCTCGCCGCCGGGTAAGGTGTAGCTCGCAAATTTCGGACGCCCCACAACTCTATCGGCTTCCATAGCTTCAATGTTATCTAACATTACCGAAGCTCTTTCTTCTCGCAATGATGGAGGCATTTGAGCGTAATCGCCTTCACCGTTTACCATCATTTCATACCTACGTTTTAAATAACTTATCTCCTGCTCAACACCCTCGTCGGCTCTTACAACCTCCTCAAGCTGCACTTGATTGGCTTGCACATACTCTTGCACCTCGGCTTTCGTCACCGACTTCTTGCCCTTCAAGAAATCATCGAGGCCGATCCACGCCATTTCCTCCGGTTTAACACCCGGCGTCTTCGCAATCATCGCACGCATTTGCGAGGCACTGCCCTTATCCATAGGCAAGGCATCAACTGCGCGGCTGACCTCGCTATAGAAACCAATGTCGCTAACGTCATCGGCTGTTTGCGCGCCCGTCGTTGCGCCCGGTACGATCCCGCTGCCCAGCGTGTTGGGGTCTGGTGCGCCGCCCTTTATCAACTGCGCGGCTGCGCGTGTGCCCACGCCCACGCCCTCCAGCGGGTCGAGCATGCTGTCCATCAGCATACGACCGTAGTTGATCATCATGTTGTCTTGAGACAAATCGACTTGATTGCCTTCGGCGTCTGTGGTCACGCGCGGATATAGCTGACCTTGATGCAATATGTAATCGTCGCTTGGGACGTTGCTAAACGTGTTTGTCGATGCGTCGTAATAATCCCCGAGAGGCACGTCGGGATTCTCGACGACAGCTTGAATATGATCGAGAGGCGTTAGCGTTTTATCCGCAATGCGTTTCTCGACTTCATTAAGCTCGTATTGCTGGATGCCCGCGCCGAATCCCTCCGATAACATTTGCATCGAGCCGACTAGACCATCAGACGGGTTAAACTCCATCGTCCGCTCGGCGGTGTCTGCTTCCTCTGCCGGATAGCCTTGTATCTCGTTACCGCCAAGGATCGGCAAATTCTCCGGGACCGGAGACACCGGTTCATAGCCCGTTTGTGTCGGGCGATAGTTCGACATGTCTGCGCCAATCTCTCGTAGCGTCGCCCTCTCCATGAATATGCGCTCAATGGGGTCTTCGCTCATCGCGTACCCCCCCGTTGTAATTGCTCAACTTGAATGAGCCGTTTTAGCAAACGGTCGATTGGAGGTTGCAGAGCTTTACCGGTTCTCTCTCGCAGCCCTAGCAAGTGTTTCTTCAACGCCTTCACGTTATTTTTATCTTCTAAATTGTCGTCGGTGATGCCTTCAAACACCGACATATCATATATAGGCTTACCTTGTTTTTTGCGGCGGTTTTGGTGATTGGTCAAAGGTTCCAAACTGCGTTCAAGACCGCTCACAACTTTACCAATTTCCTCGGGCAATTTTATTGCAGTGATTTCTTTGACGACTATACCCTGCGCCTCTTCCATATGTTCTGCGGGGTTGAATCGTTTAACCTCTGCGAGCTTTCCCGACTCTGTTGCTGTGGCTAGAGCATCCTCATGCTCGTCCCTTTTTTGAACCAAGTGTTCCATCGCAAGATTATATTGTTGATTTGCAAGTCGCTTTTCTCTGCCTAACTCAACACTCGACGTTGTAAAATCGGGCTGGTAAATTCTGTTTAAATGATCCTCTGCTCTTTGCATTAGTTTGTCGCGCTGGCCTACCAAATCTTTCATCAATTTTCGCCGGTCTCCACTTGTGAGTTTATCAAATTGATAAATTCGCTGCGGTGACAATCGTCTTGCGTTTAGCAAGTTTTGCGCTCGCTCCATCTGCGATGGGTCTGATCTTAATAAAAATTGATCCTTGTCCGCGTTCTCGGTCATCGTGCGAGTATTGTGACCGAGAGCAGTAAGGACTCCGATAGCGCGGCGAGCCGCAACGGCGTCGTTATCTGCGTTCGCTTCCGAATAAGCGATGAGCGCATTTTCAACGTCAATTTTGCGACGGTTATCCTCTAATTTTAACTCGGTCTCTTCAACCTTTAGTCTCTGTGTGATTTGCGTGTTGGCTTGCTTATAAAATTCACTCTTGTCGGTTGCCGATAAGCTATTCCAGATTTCTTTCTCGGCACCGGTCAGCCCCTTCCCGTTATTTTCAACTAAACGGGACAGACGTGTAAGACCGCCTTGACTGCGCCCAAACTCCATGAGCCGCGCAATCTTGGCGCTTTGCATCGCAGTGTCGAAGGCGTTTAGCCGTGTGTTAATTTGCGCGCTCGGGACGCTGTTCATAGTTAAGTCGTTTAAAATCTTTTGACGCTGGGCAATGATCGTATCATTTAAACTTGCGGCGTTAGCTTGCGAAACGACCGGGACCTCGTAGCCATTGACAAGACCTATCGCGTCGGTGGTGAGAGAGCTTGCACGACTGATTGCGTCCGCTTTGTTCTGCTTCGTCATTCTCGTCATGTAATTGCGCGAGAATGTTTGCAGATTGCTGTTTGCCACCAGCGATAAAGACTTTTGCATCTTCGCGCCTTCGACAGAGCTGACCGATGACAGCGCAGCCGAGTAATTGCGCGTGATCGAATCCATTTCCTCTCGGAAATCTATAGGGGTCATGCTTGGGTCTTCGGCGGCGGCAGCCATCGCCTCGGATAGTTTACGACGCCCAGCGACTTCATATCGCGCTGACGTGACAGCGAGCGAGCCTTTATATGCCGCTTGCTGCCAAGTCTGTAGGCTATTCGGATCGCCCACCAACTCGACCGGCTTGCCCGTTTCCGCAGCTTCCGCCATGTCTTCCTGCGTCGGCGCATTCCTTGCACCGTAAAGCAAGCCCGACGCCTCGGCTTGTTGGTGCCCCATTTTAGCGGCGAGGTCTTTGAACGCACCAATGCGCTTGGACATATCACCATAAGTTTGCTGGGCGACTGCCAGCTCTGGGTCGGCGCCGGTCGGGACACGCACCGACGCGCCGGTCGGTGCTACGAAACCGGATAAAAGTGATGCTCGGCTAAATCTTTGGGCCATTAGTATGCAATTGTCCCGTATGTTCCCGATTTACCCATGGGGTAATAACTATTCCCTGTGCTATAACCGCCGCCAAGGCTTGTTCCACCACTCGGCATGCCACCTTGCGGATTGCCCCCACTCGGCGCGCCGCCCATCGTGGCGGCAGAGAATCCAGCTTGCGCCATCGTCATTATTGCTTGCATCTGCGCGGCTTTCCGCGCCGCCTTCCCGGCAGATCGCGCACGCTGCGCTTGATATAATTGCATCTGGGCTTGCTGCTCACCGACCAGCACGGTGATCGCTCTATTGTTGTCTGCCATTGCGTAGTTTGTCCCGCCGACATCCAGCGCTCGGTTTGTGAGACCAAACGGGTTGCCGCTGTTGGGATCGATGTTTCCAGCACCCGCCGCCGCATTGATCTGGGCTTGTCTAACGAGTGTTTTCTCCAGCTCTTGCACCGCTTGCGCTTTGTGCTTGAGACTTTCTTGCTTGGCACCGAATCGCGTAAACTCCGCTTGAACCTCAAGCGCTTGAGCTTGACCCTTTAAGCTAGCCTCTTGTGCTTGCCCTTGTCGGATTTGACTCATCGCTTGCAACGCGGCGAGACCGATTACCGCAGCTTGTGCCATTTCTAATCTCCCACGCTAACGCTAACGCGATAATCGAGTGCCAACAGCGTCATAAACAACGGCGAGTTTTGGGTCACCTCAACTTGCCCTTTAAAATCGTACCCAAGAAACGGGCCTATTTGCTTTGTGCCCGTGAATTTTGTCACGCCCGCATCTAGCAATCCGCTGCCCAACGCGCGGAATGGCACATCGACCGAGTTGATCGTCATGCTCTGCGTGTTGTCGAGGATCGCGGTTACCTTAACCACGCGCTTTTTGTTGCCGAGAATTGGGCCATTCGGGAGTCGCGTTTCGACTGGCATCGTGCGAGCGAGTGGTGTGGTCTTGGTTGCTCCGGCTAGGGTGTCCGTGAATGATGGAAACTCTTGCCCGACCTCGATGTAGGTCGTCGCCGTTCTCGCGGAGGTGACCTCACCGCTGGAGCTTACAACGGCATCGGCCAGCACGGCGTCATCTGCGATCACCTTAACGGTTGCGTTTTTGAGATGCGTCAACCCGGTTACCGTCGTACTGCCCGGCAAGTTCGCGGCCAGTGCTGTATATTGTATGCTCGAATCTGTGGTGTGATCCGCATCGAATATTTCCACGTAATATTCCGCGCCAGAAAAATTAGTTGCGGTCAACCGGGTGTTATCCGACGAGGTCACGGTCGTGTTTTGATCACCTTGCAGATCGCGGGAAACAGTCAGCACATTTGCGCCGGGGTTTGCCGCCGTGAAGCCACTGACCGCATTGATCTTCGCTTGGATGTTGTCAGCTACCGTGTCTGCATTGACTGATGCACCGACAAGAAACTGCGCCGATGATGGTGTGCCAGACGTGACGCTTGTGAGCGTGGTTGAGACGCCCGCATTTGTCGTCCATGTGATCGTTGAACCGGCTGCGATATTTGCGGCATCGCTCACCGTTATCGTCTGCGTATGCGTCGCGGGCGTCGTGCGTTTAACTACCGTGTAGACGGCGGGCGTGTCTGCGTCTTCGACACCGACATCCAGAAAATCGCCATCAGTTGTGAGCAGAGACGGCGCGATTACATTCTGCGATCTCAAAATTGAGAACGCTGCCATGCTCCCATCGCCCGCGTTTACGATGTGCAACAGATCGCCCTCGTCGACATTGGTTACGCGACGCATCGCCATGCGCGAGGGGGATTGCAACAGATGTGACGACAGCATTGATATGTCGTTGCTGATGTAGCTGCCTTCAATGTCCGAGAATAAAAACTCGCGGATCGCCTTGCCGCCACGCTGCAAGTACAAAGTGCCGCCTTCCGTTGACACCGGTCGGGTGCCCGCCGATGAGCCCCGGCGCGTTGATGGCTTAAATATAAAGTTGAGTGGCGTCAGCGGCTCCCCGTTCAATTGCGGGACAACGAACTCGGTGCCAGTCGTGAACACTTGGAAGTCACGACCGGAGAAAACGCCGACAATCGCATTGACTTGGTCGGTGTCAATCGTCGCTTCCAGCCCCTCGTCGTCGAGCGACTGCCCCGGATCAAAATCAAAGAATTGCCCGACCCGTGAGCCCCAGATTGTCGTCGGTAGATTCTGCGCGCCACCAACAAGCAATCTGCCCTCATGGAATGTTGCAGATCGCGGCCATCCGCGCGTGCTTGACCATGCGTCTTCATACCCCGTTTCTAAAATCCAGTTGCCCGACGAGATCGCGTCGGTGTTAAAGAATGGAATATCAACCGTCGCCTCGACGACTGTCGACGACGTGAACGACACAATGCGCGCTCGTCCAAAATTGTTAGTGTTCTCCACAAACTGCTCGACGACACTGCTCACCGTGTAGGTGGACGTATTGTCTGGCGTAATCGACCACGCGCTTGCCACCGTCGCAACTTTACTTGACCCAACGTAGTCGGAGATCACACGGCTCTGACCGCTGCCAGTGCCGCCAGTAATCCGCACAGTCGCACCGATGTAGATGTCGTCTGTCGCCAGCGCACCCGATCTTAGCGTGATCGTTGTCGACGCACCGGCTTGCGCTGTACCGCTGTCGCCGTCGTGCCAAGTCGCGGCGCTTGCTGTCAGAGTGATCGACCCATCCACCGCGCTCGGCGTTAAGGTCGAAGCTGGCGAGGTCTCGGTGAGCGTGAATGCGAACTTGGGAACAAACCCAAAAGCCAAATCCGACACCGTCCACAGATTGTGATCACTACCGCGCACGATCTTGAGCGGCGTCATCGTTTCCTCAAACAAGAGCAACGTGTCAGCAGATTGCGTATACCAGAGATTAGCAATGCGTGTGCTGGTCACTCCATCGGTGACACCGCTCACACTTGACGACACATCGAGGAAATCGTTGCCCGTGCCGTTGATGTTCGTTACTTGCGTGCCACCTTCGCGGAAGACATACATGCGCGTGCCACTAAAAAGCAGCATATAGGTCTGCGTCGTCGAGAAAGTGAATGGCACTAATCTAACGCCATTCTCCGGTGTCGCCGCTGCCGGAATCGCAAAGCAAAACTTTAGCCCCGGTCGACGTTCGATTGATCCTTGCGGTTTGCAAATGACATTCCGCGCCCGCTCTAGCGCACTTTCATATTGGCGCAGATCGATACGCCCGCGCAGCTCGGGATTAATCTCACCGACCGCAAAATTGGTTTGGACTTTGATGACCCTCGTCATGCAAGCGTCAGTCTTGTGTCAATAAGTGGGAAATCTTGTATGAACGACGTGCCGCTACCCATGCCGTCAACCGCAGCCGCTTGGCGGAAGTATCCACCGCGCCCGCCCTCTGCCGCAGTGCCGTAGGCTAGCTTTTCAAAGTACACGGCTTTTTGCGTTTGGTCCGTTACCGGCTCGGCCAAGTGCATTGCCATCACGTACTTCAGCAACTGCACAAAATAGGTCGGCATCTCTGCCTCTAACGGCTGGAATTGATAGTCGATGGTGATGTTTGCTTGATCGGTGAGAATTGCTTTTTCGTATAATTCCCACCCGGCAGTGATCGGGGTTGCACCCACGTCGCTCGAATTAAAAACCGCGCGCGGTATGCCCGTTAAAGAGTCGCTCGGCATGGGGTACGCGAAACTAAATTCGTTGACCGGTGCCGTTGCGGATCGCGCGAGGTCTTGTTTCTTGATCGACCACGACCACGGGTATTGTATTAAAAGACTGTCTCTGGTGTTGGGGTAAAGTTCCGCGCAGAGATTTGCGGCGGTGGTGCCGTCTGCAAATGAAGAAATCGCAGCCTCACCAAGTAGCTGGAGGCTGTGCGAGCAGATCGTCACCTCGGTGTCGTTCGTTGCCATTTTTTATCCCAAAGGTGGGGGACTGGTGGAAGAGCCAGCCCCCCAAGGGTTTACCAACGGCGAGCCGCTGGCGGTGGGATTAATCGGAGTCGGTAGCCGTAATGGTGAGACCATCGACGGTGTCGACAACGCCGCTCGCGTTCGCATTAACATACGACCATGTCAGCACCGGAGTGCCGCCAGTCGCCGAGGCGACGAGGATAACGTCGTTGACCTTTAAAAGATCAGAGGCGGAGTTAAAGTAGCCCGCCGCTCTCACCACCGATTGAGCATCGGTGCTTGAGTAAGACCATATCTGTGGAGCATTACCGGCTTTGTTTCCGCCACCGATAAGGTTCAGTCCTGTTGCACTATAAGCCATGATTATCTCTCCTAGCTTTCGCGGGCTGTGATTTTGACAATGCCGTCATCATCGACCGCAACTGCGCCAGCGGAAATCATGCAGTTAGTCAGCCATGCCGCTTTTTCGGGGACGTAGTTGATTTCCGTTTTGATGCCGATGCCTTCCGCATATCCAAGCGCACTTTTATGGAACGCAAAGCACGTCCGGTCGCTTGAGCCGTCGACAGCAAGCCCGCCCTCGTCCATGTCACCAAGCACTATAAACTTGAATCCCATGTACGAATTAATTGACCCATCAAGTAAAGCCTTGGCGGCGACATAATCTGCGCTGGTTGCTTGCTCTTCGCTCAACAGATTAGCCAGACCGTTTGCGTGGATGACCATGTAACGGTCCGACGCCGGGACGTTCTTGGTGTTGAGCAATTTCGCGGATTCACGAATTTTAGCGAAGTTAATATTCGTGTTCGATCCGCCGATGCTGTTTGCAACGGTCTGAGGCGACGATGCCGCAGCCAGTGCGTCGAGCTTGATCTGATCCGCGCGGCGTCCGATGGCGTTGGAGACCACTTGCACCAACTCCGACCGCTCGTCGTAGTTGACTTTCTGTTGATCGAAAATGGATGTATATTCCGGCGCTACGAAATCGCTCAAGGTAGCGGTCACGTTTGAGTGCGTGACGTTTAGAGCGCTCACGTTAGTCGATGGAATATGCACGGTCGCTTGACCGGCACCGATTTTTGGAAATTGAACCGTAGAGCCAACGACGCCAGTGCGGGTCCGACAAGTACCAGCGAGTTTTTGCACGCTTTGGTAGGCTTGGTGAACCTCTGCCTCGAAGAGCTTTACGAAATTTGTACTAAGGCTGACAGCCATGATACCTACTCCGGTAAGGTTAAGGGGAATCGTCTGCGGTTAGGGGCGGTATGCCCGGCCTTAGACTTGCGCTAGAGCGCCGCAGACCGTTCCAAATGGAGTAGGGTCGCAAAAACTGAACCACATATTTTTCAATAAGTCAATCCATACCGTTTCGACTTGAGACAAAAAAGACCCGGCACAATGGCCGGGTCAGTTTGCCACGGTGGGCAGGGAGGAAGGGGTTAGCCGATGCCGGGAGAGTGCCCGTCTTTGGCGTAAACAGTCTCGAACATTTTATAGACCTTGTTCCGATATGCCGGATTAGTTTGGTACTCGGGCGAGGCAACCATTTGCTGCAACTCGTCTTGTGTCGGGGTGTCGGCTCCATCGGGTGTTGCATTCACGGGGATCGTTTTCTCACCGTAATACTGGCGCAATCTCGTCAACGCACGAATGCCCGACGCGGTGCCGCCCATCACCTTGAACTCTTCAAAATCGTCTGCCGTCCACACGCCGCGCTCAACTAGACTATTCGCCCATTTCACATGCCCGGCAATGATCTCTTCCGCATTCGGCCCTAGCTGGGCAAGCTCTGCCTCTCGGTCAAACTGCTCTTCAATTGGGTCCGCTTGTTGTGGCGTTTGCTCCATCACCATGCCGACAATGGTCTCGAAATCGTCTTGCGTCAGACCGCGATCTTTGGCGACCTCTCGAAACTTGGATAGCATCGCGTCGTCTTCCGGCACCTTGTCCGCCAAAAACTTTACATCATAATCCTTGTCGCCTTCGGGGATTATGTGTTTCCCATTCCGCAATTTCTTGTACAGCTCTTGCTGGCTCTTCGCTAAATTCTCGTAATCAGCGACGCCGTCGTCCGACCAAAAGCGATCCGGCAACCATTCCGGCTTTTCCCCGGATGCCGCCTTGTCGACATGCTCTAATTCTTGTGGCTCTTGCGCCTCGGGCGCTGTCTCAATCTGTGCGCTGTCCAGCAACCCACTCGCTGGTGTCGGCGCGTCTTCCATTTCTTCGCTCATCTTTCTCTTGCTCTCTCCGCTCTGTTGATCAATTCGCGAATAAGTGCATTTTGCCCTTCGCGATAATATCCAAATTCGGAATCATAACCCGGCGACCACGTCGGTTGATTTAGATATGCCCCAAAAAAGTATTGCATCACGCGCTCGCCGTCGTCGCTTTCAAATATCCGCACAAGCGCCCTATCTAACTCGGCGCTCTCTGTTTCAGTTTGTTTCAACGGCAGCGGGCTGTCGGCGTTTACGCCCTCCCACCCCGGTGTCGTGATGTCGACGATATCTGCGGTCATTTCTTTTTCTTTTTTGGGAAGTCTGCCTTCATGTTGGCGTAGGCTTTTGGGCTAATGGTTGATTTGGATTTGGGCCGCGAAGTGCCCGCCTTGCGACGGGCATTGATGTTCGCGTAAAGGCCGCGCTTAGCCATTTATTTCATCTTTTTGGGCATCGTTTTACCCATCATCTTCTTCGCTGGCGTCTTTTTCGGTGGACGCCCGCGTTTACTCCCATACGTTCCCGGACCTTTAGGCATTTGCTGGACCCTCTTGTGGTGGTTGACCCATTTGGCTCTGCATCATCTGCATTGCCATTTGCTCGGCTTGTTGACGCTCTTCTTCCGTTGTCCGCAGATCAAGCGGCACGCCCAATTTATCGGCTACGAAATCACTGACCGCAGCGAAATCAATCATGGCTTGTCCGACCGGGCCAAACTGCGACGTGATCCCAATCCACTGGAGAACGTCTTGCACTTCGGTCATGTTTTGCGCTTGAGCGAGCGGTGACACCGGTACGACTTTCACCTCTAGGCCGTTGATGCGAAGCGGCAGCGTGATCAGACCTTGCTCGTCCATGATGGACATTGAACGGCGCACCAATGGGACCATGGTCTCGGTTATGAGACGACCGAAGGCACTCCCTAGATTGGTACTCAGCTCACGCATGCGTTCTACGATTTCTGTGGCGCTGCGGGCTGACATATTATCGGGCGGCAAGCTGTCATCAAGCAGTGTGCGGCGGATGTTCATGCGGAGGTCGTTGAGGATAATTTGCGACAATTGCAGATCGCCCGCGCGCGGCAACGGCATTAAGCTCGGACCCGCTGGACCGCCATTACGCGCGACCGGAATAATTGCGCCCGGCACCACTCGGATCGTCTGTGGATTTAAGACGCCATCATCAACAGCGGTGTATAAGCCGCTAATGGATAGGCTCGCGTTTTTGAGCAGTAGCTCCACCGCTTTATTCAACGTCAAAATATCTGCGAGACACGCGATGACTGGACCGCGTCCATAAATTTCACCCGCGATTTTTTGGAATCTGCTTACAATCCACGGGCTACTTTTGAGCGACCTATACACAAGCATCGCGTCGCTGTTTGTGTCTTGGTCACCCTTGTAGCAGATGTAATAGCTATAACTGTTGTCGGCGTTGCGGATCGTGCTTTCTTGCAGATCAACCGGCTTCTGCGGTTCGTCCTCGACAACGCGGCGCAAGGCTTCCGGCAGATCGGCGTCGGGCCATTGCCGCGTGATATTCTCGGCAGCGACGCGCACGCGGCGGTAGACGTTGTCGATGTTACCGCCCGGCCCTTCTTCAAGCGCTACGAGAAACTGCGGAATCGATTGGAAGCGGATCGGCTCCATCTCGTCGCCGCCTTGCACAAGCATCACGCCCGTCCCAACACACAAATCCATCAAGAACTCGCCCATCGCGAGGTCAAAATTCGTCTGGCGGATAATTGAGAAAAATTTGTGCGTGAATTGCTGTAGGCCATCCGCGATTTCTGGTCGCACGTCGTCGGGTATATCTGTGCCCGGCTCCAACACCATCCACTTGCGATCCGGCGGGAACAGTCCCGACTGTATGCGATTAGCAAAACGCTGCACGCCATGCACGGCGGTGCTATCAAATACCGTTGAGCCCTTCTTACGACCGCCTACTTTGCCGTCGTAATAACCGTCGTACATATTCCGCTGGGGTAGCGCATACTCGTAGCACTGCTCATAAAGGTCTCGCCAATTTTCTTTGCGATTCCACGCGGCATTATAGCGCTTGGACAGATCACCGACCGACAGTCTTGCCATTATCCGGGCCCGAGTGTCGTGCTTGTCGGTGTGCTTGGCACACCGCTACCCAGCGCATCACCAGTTATGCCGAGAGGCGTGCCCGAGATTAACGAGCGCCCACGTCGTCGATTACGTCGAGTGGCGGCTCGCCGACGTTGGCTATCTGTTGACTGTTCCGGCTCCGGTGCAGTGGGTTGCGGCACCGGCGCAGGTTCTGGTGGTGGAGTTGGTCGTGAGGAGACGCCGCCCATTATTGTGTGTTCCCGCTGTTCGACCGGCTAAAGTCCGGCCCGAGTGTTTCTTGTGTTGGTACGCCTAGCAATGCGTTGTCGCCATCGTCGGACAACAGTAGCCGCCGACCGGACTGACGGCGGGCGCGTTTGCGTGCGGCGATCTCTTGCTGTGACTGGCGCTCTTTAGTCTCAAGCCGCGCATCTTGCTCTTGCTGGCGGCGGAGCATTTCCGGGTCGGGTCCGGGCGGTGGTGGTGGTGTTTTAGGTTTGCTAAATATTCCGCCCATTTTTGACCCGCGAGAACATAAAAAAATCGTGCTGGTCTGGCCCGTAGCATTTGAGACGACCCTCACGCTCAAACTTTAGCGCTTCCATAAATCGCAGCCCCGGATCGTTTTGAGAATGAACAGTACACTGTAGGCGAACAATGCTTAATTCCTCCACAAAGATGTCGAGCAGGCGTAGGGTCGCCGTATAAAATGGACGCACCACAGACGTAATTGCGGCGTCTGTAAGCATGATTAATTCCGCTGTGCCTTTCCAAAGCGGTACGCAGCCGACAATTACAATCGGTTTGCCCTTATGGCACCCGGCTAACACTGGTCCGAGATCGGCATAGGCGTCGATCACTTTCCCAAAATTGGGTATGTGTTTAAAAAACACGCCATCGGCGGGGCGAAGCGTCATCATCGCTAAGAGTGCCGGATGATACGGAACGATCTGGCAGTCAAAGCGCTCAAGCCCACACGCCTTGGTCAGCGCTGCGTAGTCCTCAAGCAGAGAAGACATCAAAATCCAGCGGTGCTGTCGGCGTATGCATCCATGTCGTCGGTCGCCGGGTCATCCGTTTATGCTCGCCGCCGCCGAGTGTGAGATAACCGAAAGCGTCACCGATGTGCGAGTGTTCGTTTTTATTCGGGACATCTCGGAATCGCTCTTGCCCGGCACCCATTGCGACCCGCGAGAAATGATAGCCGCCAGCGAGTGCTTTGCGCGTGCGGGTGCATTTCTTGTCGATCAATAACCCCGGTCGCTTGTCGATGTAGCGGATCATCGGCGATGCCATCGCCTCGCGGCGGGTCTTCCAGTCGTTGGTCGCTGCCGGGCGAGCTGTCAGTCCCAAGGTCTTGAGATGGTCGAACGCGGTCACCTCGAATATTTGATCACGCTGCATGCCAGCCGGATCGCCCCAGATCAGCACCTCCGCTTTTGGGTATAGCGTCTCAAGTTCTGCCTTCAAGGTATTGCCGAAACGCTCCAGTCCCATGTCAAAGGTGACAAGCTCATGGATGATCCGCCACTGCCCGCTAATGCTGCGCTGCCCGAAGCACGCGGCGGGCGTCAGTCCAAAGTCTAACCCAATCTGTATGGGCAGCGATGGGTCGTACTCCAGCGCGTCGACACTCATGGACTCGTCATCGTATTCCGGCGTGATCGGTTTCCCTTCTTGGACAAATGTATATTCACCCTTTGCATAGCATCTGATCCAATCGAGATGCTTACCGCCGACGAGCTGATCATAATAGCCGTGGGGCAAATTGCTGACGTTCTCCGCGCCGGGGTTTTGCTGCCACCATTTGCCCGCGCTTTGCACGAACCCGTTAAACTCGGGGTTATCCGGCAAGTCCTCGGATGGTGTTTCAATTACGCCACCGGGTTGCTGGTAAAAACTCCACGCATATTCTCCTATAGGTGCCTCACCGCCTTCAGCCAAACGCCACCACCAGTGATCATCCGGCATCGGATTGGAATCCATCCAAATTCCGCGAAAGGGAGTCGCACCCCCGTCCGCTTGCACTGGGTAACGACCGACGCGATGCGTTAAACCGTCAACAATAGCTTTCGGCAGCTCTCGCGCTTCATTGATCCACGCCCCGGTCAATTCAAGCGACAGCAATTTTCGCACGTCTTTTGGCTGATCGAGCGCTAAAAATATCACCTCGCAATCAATTCCGGCAGCACCCTCTCTGCTCGGCAATTTGATGTGATGTGTGATCGGTGGCGACCAGTGCGCGCGACCCCATATATGCTCCGGAAATATTTCCATCCACGTCTTGAGCGTCGTTGTCCGAAGCATCGGGTAGCTGTTCCGCACGACAGCAAACCGCGATCTGCGGATGCCATCACGCGGGCTCGGCTTTTGCTTCACAGCGCGCAACATTATTTCGGCAGCGCATGCGTAGCTCTTGCCAGAGCCGACCGGGCCCATGATGCCGCGCACGAAACTATCATCACGCAGAAATTTCCACACGGTCGGGCTTTTTGAGAAGTCGAGATTTAAATTTGCGGTTGGTTCCATCACAGTCCCTTGAATCTGTCGATTGAGATAAGCGCGACCGGCTCGATGTCTTGGTCATCATTGCGGTCGCGGCGACCACCCATGCCCACCCGAAACTCCGACGCCGATGGTCCCGCGATCTGCGTCCAGCCAATCGCATCAGTCCACTCCACGACCAGCACGACCGGCGTATTCGTTGCGTGATAGAGCATTCGCGATGCCATCACCTTATGCAACGACACCATGTATGCCGGGTATTTTGTGCGCGCGGTTGAGCGACATTTTAACTCGGCAAATCCGACGACCTCACCATCGCGCAGAAAGGCATAATCAACCGCATAGCGGATCGGCAGCTTGCCAAGCTGACAGCTCCATTTATCAACGAGCTTACCGGCTAATGATTGCTCGGCAAGAAGGCTATTTTTCGTCTGCGGGTGTCTCAGCATTAAGCTCTTCGTAGGTGGTTTCGACAACCTCTGGCCCGACCATTTTGATGCCGACGACAGACGGCGTATTGCTCTCCGGTGGCGGCGCTTCCAACAATCCGGCAGACTTGGCTAGCACGCGCAGCACGCTGATCTTGTCGTGCATCTCCAACTCTAGCGTCGGCTCGCCTTTGTCGCTTTTGGATACGCGGATTTTCTTGATCGCACGGGCGACGTGGTCGGGTATTTCGGCGGATGCCTTAACCCGGACATTGCCAGCCTCGTCCCATGTGATCACATCGGTGAGATTAGCGGATGCGATGTCGAGTAACGCTTGCGACACCGCATCCTTGTTCTCCATGATGACATCGTTTCGACCGC